CTCACAGAAGCTATAGACAATGGACTCGAGATAATTTGGACTAATTGTGTTAAGGACGAAAGAAGACCTCTTGAAAAAATCCTTAAAAGTCGTATTTTTACTATATCAAATATTCATTTCACTATTCTTGGTCGCATTATTTTTGGAAAGTACATATCCCGTTATGTTCAATTACGTTGTAAACATGGTGGAGCTATAGGTATTAACCCTTATGGCTCAGAGTGGGAAGAGATTTACGATCAACTCAACGTTTTTAAAAATGTTAACGATGGAGATTATAGCAAGTTTGATAAAGATTTACTTAAGGAAATTTTCGAACTCTTTTTCCTTTTTGTAAAACAATTAATACCAGAAGATATTCAATATGAAGGGAAAAGTACACATTGGTGGATAGATCAAATTCTCAAATGTTGCCTCTTTTCAAAGACGCTCACTATTGTGCAAGGAGTTAAATTGCTAATGCAAACGCTCCATGGTAATCCTTCTGGGTGGTTTCTTACAGTTTTCTTTAACGATTTTGCCAATAAAATATATATGACCTACGCCTGGATAAAACTTAACCCTACTTTAGATATTAAGACTCGTTGTGATCTATTCTTTAAGAATGTTGTTATCTTCTTTTTTGGAGACGATAACATTTTTTTCAGTTTCAGATCAATTTTGTAATCAATTTAACGCTTTCACTGTCTCCAATATCCTTCGAAATGATTTAAATATCACATACACAAGTGGCGATAAGACTGATGAGGTGTCATTCAACAAAAGTATCTGGGAATGTAAATTTCTCAAGAATAGTTTTGTAAGACATTATTCTGGCCGTATTGTTGCTGGTTTGGATAAGAACACAATTCAAGAAATGGTATCCTGGACTAAGGATCGAGACAATTCGATGGAACAAATTTTTAATACCGCCCTACGCTATTCCTATTTTTGGGGCGCACAATACTTCGCTGAGAATCGAAAGAAACTTCTTAGTTTCTGTGATACTTTAATCACATACAACGAACTTGATTATGAATACAATTCATATCAAGGCATCAATTTTGAAATTTATGATAAAATGGAATCAAAAAAGTTTGAAAATAAAATGGCGAAACTCGACTCTGTGAAAAGAGCGATGGATTCACCAATCAAAATACAATCTAAAGATATGACAAATGGTTTTCGAGATGATGACGCCATACGTTCTACCATGCGAAATTTTGGCGTCAATCTTGTTAATCAAAATATCGATACAATTACGAAATACTACAATAAACCTGCTGAGATCAATATACCTGAAGCAGCTTCGACATTAAAGAAACTCTTGAGTAGACCAATACTTGTCACTAACACCACAGTACCTGCTGGTACCTTTGGATCTGTTGTTTCAATCAACATGCCAAATGCGTGGATCAACGCTTCTTCATCTATCAAAGATATTGCGAATGCATACTTCCTTTTTAAGGGAAA